CAACCCCATTAACCGACCGGAAGCGCCGTTATGGCAGATCACATCCCCCTCACGCTGGCAGCAGGCGACAAGACCATGAATTACACAAGCTATGCGGGCGCTGCCGTGAGCGTCACCACGGGGCTGACGCTTACCGAGTGGGGCGTGGTGATCGGTATAGCGACCGCCCTGCTGACGTTCGTTGCGAACATGATCTACCAGGCACGCAAGGATCGCCGCGAGCAGCAGCGACATGACCTGATGGTCGATCGGCTGCGCCGCCAGGCCGCCGGCGAGCCGGTGGAGTGCGACCTGCCATGAAGCGCTCCCGGCAGTTGGTGGCAGCGCTGACGCTCAGCGCGGCCGGCTTTGCGGCCTGGGTTGACTCCGAAGGCTTCACGTCGGGTCCGGTGATTCCAACCAAGGGCGATGTGCCGACGATCGGCCACGGATCCACGCGCTACGAGGACGGCACGCCGGTACGGCTGACCGATCCGCCCATCACCAGGGATCGGGCTGCCCAGCTCGCCCGCAACCTGCACAGTGAAGAAGAACGCCGCTTCCGCGCCTCCCTGCCGGGCGTGGCATTGCACCAGGAGGAATACGACCTCTACCTGGACTTCACCGGGCAGTACGGCAGCGGCAACTGGCGCGGCTCCAGCATGCGCCGGCACCTGCTCAATGGCAGCTACGTCGAGGCCTGCGCGGCGCTGCTGCAATGGCGCAAGGCGGGCGGCTATGACTGCTCGACCACGATCAATGGCCAGCCGAACCGGCGCTGCTGGGGTGTGTGGGAGCGCCAGGTTAAGCGCCACGCGCAGTGCATGGCCGTACAGGAGACGACGCAATGAACCTGCTGACCAGGCTTACCGCCGCCGTGTTCTGCGGCCTTTCCGTCGAAGCGCAGCAGATCCAGCTGCGCGCCCAGCTGGCCTACTTGCGGAGGGCGCACCGATGATCGACAAGCTGCGTCTGGCGGCCTATGTCGTGCTGACTGTCGCCGGCCTGGCCGTGGGCTGGGGCGTGCGCGGCTGGAAAGAAGGGTACGACGCGCATGCGCGCCTGGAGGCCAAGAACGAGCAGGAGGCATTCGCCCGCGCCCTGGTGGCCGGCATCAGCCGCGAGACGCTTGAAGCGATCGGCAATATCCGCATCGAAAACCAGACCATCTACCAGAGGGCGGTCCATGAAGTTCAGACGAACACTGTGTACCGGGATTGCCGCGTGCCTGCTCCAGGCATGCAGCACGTCAACGCCGCCCGCGCAGATTGACGAGGGGCTGCTACAGCCCTGCCCGCCGATCCCGCTGGTGCCCGTAGCGGAGGACGGCACGGCATCCATGGGCGACCTCAAGCTGGCCGATATCCTGCTGGCCGGACAGTACAAGGTGTGCGCGCGGAACCACCAGGGGCTGATCGAGGCTATCCGGAAAGAAAAAAACCGTTGACGATAATCATATGAATATCGGATGATGCTTGCCGTCGACACACGACACCACTGAAGAAGCCGGGCACCCGCCACGGCATGCACAGAGGCCGCACCATGAACAACACCGCTCAAGCTGTCCGCTCCGAACCCGCCGCTACCTACGCCGTCAGCTGCCTGGCTGACGCCGCAGACCTCGAAGTACACAACGACCTGATCATTGCCCGCGCCCTGGAGATCCTGCGCGCGCGCCTGCACAAGCCGGGCGCCGCGCTGGAGAGCCCCGAGGCTGTGCGCGACTACCTGCGCCTGCGCCTGGCGGCCGAGACAAGCGAACGCTTCGGCTGCCTGTTCCTGGATTCCAGGCATCGCGTGATCGCCTATGACGCGCTGTTCCTTGGCACGATCGACGGGGCGTCGGTCTACCCGCGCGAAGTGGTCAAGGCCGCGCTGGCGCACAATGCTGCCGCCGTCATGCTGGTTCACAACCACCCCAGCGGGTATGTAGAGCCGAGCCAGGCCGACCGCACGCTGACCATCAAGCTGAAAGAAGCGCTGGCACTGGTCGATGTGCGCGTGCTCGATCACTTCATTGTGGGCGGCGCCGGACGTGCTGACGTGCTGAGCTTCGCTGAACGAGGGTACCTGTAATGCAGACGCTGCGCGACCGCTACGAAATCTATGTTCGCTGTGCCGAAGACCTTGGCTGGCCAGTCAAGACCTTCGAGGAATGGCTGAACTCCTAACCACCCGCCCGGCCTAGCCGGGCTTTCCCTGGATGACTGACATGACGATACGAAGGCTGATCTATTTCAGCGATCGCGCGGCCGGCCTGCTGGGCACCATCAGCAGCAGCACCGTAAACGCGGCGATCGAGAGGGCATATGGCGTGCCAGCCCCGGCGCAGGATGAGCGGGAGGCTCCGGTTGTGGTCGCGACCGCAATTCTCGGCGGACTCTTTCATGGCGGCTCCGGGCCTGAGCTTGGGGAGATAGACATTGAAGTCTGCATGCCAGCGCTTGAGACGATTCAGTGCGAGACGGTGAATGGCTATGATGACGTTTTCTTGCCGCTGATGACCGTCGCCCAGCACGAACGCATCGTGGCAGCACTCACCCGCCCCGCGCAGGCCGAGCAGCAGCCTGCATACGTTGAGTGCCGCGAGTGCACGGACTGCGGTCATGTCGGCATCAACGACGCTCACCAGACAGACGCGACGTGCGCGATGTGTGACTGGAGCGGGCCGAGCCCGGTTGAGGATCAGTGCCCTGACTGCGGCAAAGAGCACGTGATGGGAGCGGCCTGCCCTAAATGCAGCGGCCGCTATCGGATTCTGGCCGAGACACACGTTGCCGCCCCCATCGCGCAGACCGCCCCGCAGCCGGAGCAGAGTGGGCTCCGCGCCGGGCAAGTAGTTGCTATGTGCGAAGTTGGCCATGACCGGCTGGAGCGCGCCGCCCTGGATACCAAGCGACTCGAATGGATGCTCGCCGAGCGCTGCATCATCGAATCGCAGAACGGCACCGGATCCCCGGCGGTTTACCGCGTAGCCTGGCCGAGCCTTGGTGAAGCGCAAAGCGAGTGGTACCCAACAGAGCGGGAGGCGATCGACCACGCCCGAGGAGGCCGCCATGAGTGAAGTGGCGGAAATGTACCAGGGCTTGAAAGACTTCAAGAAGCGGCTACGCGAGCGTTTCGGCGTGAAGTGCCCCGAATGCGTCAGACTGCTGCCAAAGGCCAATGCAACGATTCTCCTGCCGCAGCAGCGGTGCCGAATCCATGGGTTTCGGGACGCTCGGCCGGAGCTTACGCAAGAGGACTACGACAGCCTTGCAGAGTAGACAAAACGCTTGACGGCTGTTCCGCATAGGAACATTATTCAAGTCCCCAGGGGAGCGCACGTAGCGCGCCCCGACTCCCGAAAGGATGACCCCATGAAGACCGCTGCAATCAACGAGAAAGCCGCCGACCTGAAAGCCCGAGTGATCGCATACTGTGACGAGCGCGCCCTACAGCTGGGCGGCCTGGTCGCACGCCTCAGGGCTGGCGAAGCGCTGGACGAAGCCAATGCCAAGGAGCTGACCACCTACTGCGACCAAAAGCAGTGCCTGACCCTCGGCGGCCTGGTGGACGAGGTTTGGCAGCTGCGTGTCGACTACCACAACGACGCGGAAGCCTACGCCTCCTGTCCGGAGGATGACGATTACGCCGGACTGCCGAATGAGGACGGTATCAACGAAGACGGGCAGAACGTGTTTCACCCCGGCCCCTACTGAAAGCCACTATCACCGGCTCGCCGGGCAACCCAGGGCAGAGCATAGAGCGATGCCCTCCACCCGAAAGGATGACCAGAATGCAAGCACTAGAAGTTGGGAAGATTTACCAGGTCGACAGCCAGCGCAAAGGCAAGTTTGTCGGCAAGCTGGTCCACGCCGGTGACGAGTGGGCCACCATCGAAATCACCAGTGGCCGTGCCGACGCCATGATGGACTACAACGTCCGCGGCGAGGGCGAGGAAGTCACCGTTCGCCGTTCGTTCACGAAATTCACCGAGCAGGCCGCCCCCGCCAAGGTCGAGGGCTGAGCAGATGAAAGTCGAATGCCCGCGCTGCCTGAATGGGAAAGGCAACATCCGCGCTTTCTCGCACGTCCAGGGCGGCACATGCTTCAAATGTGGGGGAGCCGGCTACGTCGAGCGTAAGGCCGCGCCCAAACAGCAATTCTGGTACCGCTGCTGGACGGTGATCGACGGAGAGGGCGGCTTCTACTGGAGCATGAAGGCGCCAAGCGAGCGGCAGGCGATGACGAAGGTCCGCAAGTTCATTGAGCGCGCCGCCGCCAAAGGCATTGGCTACGACTTGCAGAACTACCGTGTCGAGCTGGATGCGAGCCGCCCCGTATGACCATTACCAACTACGCCCCGCCGTCGCCTGCCCAGCTCGCACAGCTGAAAAAGGCGCTCGGCCGCACCAGCGACCAGATGGCCGACCTTGCCGGGCTGGCCAATGGCGGCCACTGGCGCAAGTACACCGGCGGATCCGAGCCGCGCACGCTCACCAAGCAGATGCACTTCTACATGGCCGCCCAGCTGGTACTCAGCCCGCGCGACCTGGAGCGCATCGCCGACTGCATGCGAAGGCACGGCGCCAGCGTGGACACCGACAACCTGAAAGGAACCCCCGCCGCCCCGAGCGGCCCCACCCACAAGCCGGCGCCGCCGGCAGGAGCTGACCCCGATGAACGAGCAACGCACCGAACAGCCGGCCTACGACAACGATGATTGGTTTGCCATAGGCGCCGAGGCGTTCCGCGCCGGCCAGCCGCTTGACCTGTGCCCGTCCCCAGTCGATAGCCTGTCGGCGGCGGTGAACTGGGAATCGGGGTGGCGCGAAGCCCAAGCCGAGAAGCTGGCCGAGGACGGCGAGCACCCGCACTACGCATAACGGAGACATTGGTAAATAGACCCCCACACAAGCCCACTGCCCGGTGGGCTTTTTTGTGCCCGCTGGTAGCCAGAACACCATAGAGCGGCATGCCACCACCCTGCTGCCTGGCATCACCCTGCCTGGTGCGCACTGGTACGCAAGGTACTCATTGCGCACCGTCCGGAGTCACATAGCGTTCCGGCCATCGATTCGCAGTAGAGGCGCCGATGACCACCACCACCCCCAATAAGCCAGGTAGCACGGCCGCGCCCGATTGGGACCGTATCGAGCTGGACTATCGGGCTGGAATCAAGCCACTGCGCACCATTGCGGGCGAGCACGGCATTACCGATGGCGCGATCAGGAAGCTAGCCAAGCGCGACGGATGGACCCGTGACCTGGCAAAGCGCATCCAGGCAAAGGCCGACGAGCTGGTACGCAAGGAAGCGGTACGCAACGAGGTACGCACGGAAAAGGCTGTTTCGGAACGCCAGGTAATCGAGGCCAATGCGATCGCCGTAGCCGACGTGCGCCTGGCCCATCGCCAAGACATTCACCGATCGCGCCGCATCGTCATGTCACTGCTCGACGAGCTGGAGCAGCAGACCGGATCCGATACTGCCGCCATGCTCGAGCAGCTGGGCGAGCTGATGCGCGCCGAGGACAAGAACGGCCAGGACAAGCTCAACGACCTGTACCACAAGCTGATCAGCCTGCCCGGCCGCGCCAAGACCATGAAGGATCTAGGCGAGTCGCTGCGCGTGCTGGTCGCCCTGGAGCGCCAGGCCTTCGGTCTGGATGACAAGGAGAACTCCCCGACCGACGCGCTCACGTCGCTGTTGCATGGTATCGCCAGCACCAATAGCAATGCGTTCGTGCCGGTTGCCGATGACCCCGAGTATGGCGAGGAGCGCCCGGCCGGTAGCGCGTACCCCATGCGCGCCGACGAGCCCGAGGAAGACTGATGGCCGTCGTCCATGATCGGCCGCTGCTGCCACTGCCCACTGATGCCGCCGAGCTGGAGCGCTGCCTGGCGGATCCGGAGTGGCGGCTATTCAGCGGCTGTCTGTACAAGATCATGGTCAAGGGCGATGACAAGATCGGCCCGAACGGCGAGGTCGAGCCCGGCGACTCGTTCGTCATGCCGTTTCAGCCCAACCGTGCGCAGCGGCGCTTTCTCAAGCGGCTATGGCACCGCAACCTGATCCTAAAGGCGCGTCAGCTGGGATTCACCACGCTGATCGCCATCCTTTGGCTGGACCATGCGCTGTTCAACGCCAACCAGCGCTGCGGCATCATCGCCCAGGACCGTGAGGCGGCCGAGGCGATCTTCCGCGACAAGGTGCGCTACGGCTACGAGAACCTGCCCGTAGAGCTCCGCGAGCGCTTCCCGCTCAAGCGTGACAGTGCCGTCGAGCTGCTGTTTGCCCACAACAACAGTTCGGTGCGCGTGGCCACGTCCATGCGATCGGGCACCATCCACCGCTTGCACGTCTCCGAGTTCGGGAAGATATGCGCCAAGTACCCCGACAAGGCGCAGGAAGTCGTCACTGGCTCGATACCGGCCGTGCCTACCAACGGCGTGCTGGTGATCGAGTCGACCGCCGAGGGGCGCGAAGGCGAGTTCTTCAAGATGGTCGAGCAGGCCGAGAAGAACCACGCCATTCGCAAGAAGCTGACCCCGCGCGACTACCGGTTCCACTTCTACGCCTGGTGGCAGGAACCAAAGTACCGGCTTGATTCGCGCACCGTGACCATCGCGCCCGAGGAACACGAATACTTCGACCAGGTGGAAGCGCGCGTTAAGCAGGACATGGGGATCGAAATCACCATCGACCCCGATCAACGCGCCTGGTACGTGGCCACCAAGAATGCCGACTTCACCGGTGCCGAGGAAAAGATGTGGCAGGAATACCCGTCCTTTCCGGCCGAGGCGTTCCAGATCAGCACCGAGGGCAACTACTACGCCAAGGACATGATCGCCATGCGCAAGCGTGGTGGCATCACCGCCGTTCCGGTGCTCGACGTGCCGGTCAACACGTATTGGGATATCGGCCGTTCCGACGGCTGCGCAGTGTGGTTCCAGCAGGAGCTGGGCGGCGAAGACCGCTTCATCGACTACTACGAAGGCCATTATCAGGATCTGCGCCACTACGTCGCCGAGCTGCGCGCCAAGGGCTACGTCTACAACAAGCACTTCCTCCCGCACGACGCCGACCATAAGCGGTTGAGCGACTACAACCGCAGCACCAAGGAAATGCTGGAAGACCTGATGCCGGGCGAAACCTTCGAGGTGGTACCGCGCATCACCGAGCTGATTACCGGCATCCAGCAGACCCGCAAGCACATGAAGGGCGTGTACATCGACCAGACGCGCTGCTCGCTGGGCATTCAGCGCCTGGAGGGCTACCGCAAGAAGTACAGCCGCGCCGAAACCCGCTTCCTGGACGAGCCGGACAAATCCAACGGCTGTACCGAGGGCGCCGACGCCTTCCGCCAGTACGCACAGGCCAAGGAGCTGGGACTTATCAGCACCAAGGCCACCAACTATGTAGAACCACCGCCGCCTGACTGGCGCACTTGAGGACCACCATGGACGTAACCATGAGCAACACCGAGCAGCAGGAAGACCAGGTGCCGGCCGACGAGCTGGCGCTCAGCCTGGAGGAATACACCGAGTTCATGGAGGAAATCGAGGAGCAGCCGAAGTGGCGCAGCACCGCCGACAAGGAAATGGACTACGCCGACGGCAACCAGCTGGATAGCGACTTGCTGCGCAGACAGAAGGAGTTGGGCATTCCGCCGGCGGTCGAGGATCTGATCGGCCCTGCGCTGCTGTCGATTCAGGGCTATGAGGCGACCGTGCGCACCGACTTCCGCGTCACGGCAGTGGGTGGCGCTGGCAGCCAGGACGTTGCCGACGCGCTGAACTTCAAGCTCAACGAGGCAGAGCGCGAGTCGAAGGCCGACGCGGCATGCTCGGCCGCCTTCCGCCCGCAGATCGCCATCGGCCTTGGCTGGGTGGAGGTGCGCCGCGAGTCTGACCCTTTCAAGTACCCGTATCGCTGTAGCGCTGTTCACCGCGGCGAAATCCATTGGGACTACGCCGCGCAAGAGGCCGACTTGTCCGATGCCCGTTACCTGCGCCGGCAGCGCTGGATGACGCCCAAGCGCGCGATGCTCGCCTTCCCCCAGCACAAGGAGCTGCTGTCGAAGATCGACCGCCATGGCGCCGGCTGGTGGGCAGAGCAGGCCATCGAGACGCAGGACGGCGGCAGCAGCACCGGGCTGGAGAACTCATGGAACGATGGCCGCGCATGGACCACGCAAGAGCAGCGCTGGTACAACCCGACCAGCAAGGAAATCTGCATCAGTGAGGTCTGGTACCGCCGCTGGGTGGAGGTCCAGGTGCTGAAGACGCCGGACGAGCGTGTCGTGGAGTTCGACGAGAACAACCTGGCGCATGCGATCGCCATCACCACCGGCCAGGCGCAGGTTATCCGCGCTGTCGTGTCGCGCGTGCGGCGCAGCTATTGGGTAGGCCCGCACCTGCTGAACGACGGCCCGTCGCCCTACACGCACAACCACTTCCCCTACGTGCCGTTTTGGGGCTTCCGCGAGGACACCACGCGCGTGCCCTACGGCTACGTGCGCGGCATGATCTTCCCGCAGGAAAGTCTCAACAGCGGCATCAGCAAACTGCGCTGGGGCATGGCTGCCGTTCGTACCGAGCGCACCGAAGGCGCCGTGAAGATGGAAGACGCACAGTTCCGCCGCCAGGTCGCCCGCGTGGACGCCGATATCATCCTGGACGCCGCCCACATGGCCAAGCAGGGCGCCCGTTTCGAGGTCAAGCGCGACTTTCAGCTCAGCCAGCAGCACTTCCAGCTGATCCAGGACAACCGCCAGTCGATCCAGCGCGTGTCGGCCGTCACCGCCGGCTTCATGGGCAAGGAGGGCACCGCCACCAGCGGCAAGCAGGAGCAGATCCAGGTCGAGCAGAGCAATCAGAGCCTGGCGCACGTCATGGACAACTTTCGTGCCGCGCGGGCGATGGTCGGCGAGCTGCTGATCGCCATGATCGTCGAGGACATGGGCAGCAAAGAGCAGACCATCATCATTGAGGGCGATGCCGTGCGCGAGGACCGCACTGTCGTCATCAATAAGCCCGAGGTGGACGAGCAGACCGGCATGCCCTATCTGAGCAATGACCTGCTGCGTACCCGCCTGAAGGTCGCGCTCGAGGACGTGCCGAGCACCGCCAGCTATCGCGGCCAGCAGCTCAACGCCATGTCGGAGGCGGTCAAGTCGCTGCCGCAGCAGTACCAGGCTGCCGTTCTGCCGTTCATGGTTTCGCTCATGGACGTACCGTTCAAGCGCGACGTGGTGGAGGCCATCCGCGCGGCCAGCGAGCAGGAGACGCCGGAGCAGATCGAGGAGCGGATCAAACAGGCCGTCGAGGATGCACTGGCCAAGTCCGGCGCAGAGCTCAAGATGCGCGAAATCGCCATCAAGGAGCGCGTCAGTGGCGCTGATATCGAGCGGATCCGCGCGCAGGCCGTCCAGATCGGCGTACAGGCGGCCTACAGCGCCATGCAAGGCGGCGCCCAGGTGGCCACCATGCCGCAGATCGCCCCGATCGCCGACGCCATCATGGCCGGAGCCGGCTACCAGCGACCAAACCCGATGGGCGATGACCCCAATTTCCCCACGCCCGTAGCCGCAGCGGCGCCGGTTGAGCCTGGAGCGGTCGCCACTGACGTGCAGCAGAACACCAGCCCGGCATTCCCGCCGGTACCGCAGGGCGGCCCGTCGCCCATGCAAGGCATCGAGACGCCTACCACTACCGACAACCTGCCGGAGGCTACCGCATGACGGATCCGCGCAAGGCGAAGTCCCTGGAGGGCGCGGCACTCAACCCCGACGGCACGCTCAACGGCATCCGCGCGCTGTCGTGGCTGTCGAGCGCGCTGTTCCCCGGCGGTGGGCTGTCGGAAGACGAGGTGCGGCAGATCGCAGACGAAGTGAAGACCAACCATCAGAAACAGCAGGAGCAGCAGCATGATTAAACCAACCGTAGGCCGCGTGGTGTTGTCGGAATCGACCCTGCCCCCGGCAGGCCCATCGCTGACCATGGACGATATCCAGGCTGCAATCGTCGACGAGGCCTACCAGGTGCTGACCGACACTCTGGTGACAACCTGCTGCCTTACCCTGCGCAACGGCGCCAAGGTGGTTGGCGTCAACTACGGCCCGGTATCGCCGCAGAACTTCAGTGCGGAGGACGGCCGCAAGTACGCCCGCGAGAACGCCATCGAACAGATATGGCCGCTGGAGGGCTATCTGCTGCGCCAACGCCTGTACGAGCAGGAGCAGGACGCCGAGCAGATGCTGGTGGCCGAGGTCGAGGCAGGCCAGGCCGCCGCCGAGGCGCTGATCGATCACCTGGAGGCGATGGGCGACCCGGCATCCGTCGAAATCCCGGTCAGCCGCAACGGCCGATCGTTCA